CCCCGCAGAGTCTGGGAATACACCGCCAAGGATGGAGAGATCGTCGGAGGATCCTGTGAGGCTCCCCCTGAGGCCAGTTCAGCCGAACGGGCAAACGATAAATCCGAGGGATGTTGGACCCGTATCGTGGACGCAGAGTCGCGTGATGAATTTTTCGATCTTCTCAGAGAACTCCAACCAAGAGCCCTGGTATGCAGCTACCCTGCAATTGCTAAATACGCCGATTGGCGATTCCGAAGAATTCCCGAAATATATCGACATCCAGAGGGTTACACCTTCAACTTGGAGGGTTATCCTGTGTTATTAGATTGGGTGGACGAGTCACTTAGGGGTGGCGTAGACAGGTGAGTTCTCGCTCTGCGCGGCCGCCGCTTAAGGGGGGCAGGCCCCCCGCGGCCGCGAATTTAATATGTTCTAGGGGTTGGGGTGGTGTTTACTCATCTTTTGCTGACTAAGCAAGACCTAAAAGCTTAGTCATGTATGGTGAGTCCAGAACCGGAAAGACGATGTGGGCAAGAAGCCTCGGAAGACATCTCTTTTTTGGAGGACTCTATTCCTATAAGGAGGCCATTACTGCACCGGAAGTCGACTACGCGGTTATCGATGACCTGAATGGCGGGATTAAGTTTTTCCATGGATTCAAATCATGGTTAGGGGCACAACACCAATTCAACATCAAGGGGTTGTACAAGGATCCGGAACTGATCACGTGGGGGAAGCCAAGCATTTGGGCAAGCAACACAGACCCTCGGTTAGACATGGAATATGCGGATGTCACGTGGATGGAAGCAAATTGTTACTTCGTAGAAATCACAACTCCATTGTTCTATCTCTCGTGCCAATACAAACAAGACTCCGGCTGAAATGAAATGGCGTCGTTGATGGTAGCAGTGGTCGTAAACCTAAAGAAATCGATGATGTAATAATCACCCATTGAAGGGCGGGAATTACTGCTGAGCACAGACTCTAACCGGCCTCCGGCCGATTCGTCTGCATTGTACTCCATGTTGTGGTTCATTGGATGCCACAACTTTATTTTGCGCATGACTCCTTCGTCATTCTGACTCCGGATCTGCCTTGTCTTGTCATACTTCAAATTGACACGGTGGTTGTCCACCTGTGCAGTCATGACGTCCCACCAATCAAGATTGCGGACGCCACGGAAGAGGACGGTTTCGAGATTGTCATAGACAAAAGTAGATGCGACGCTGATGCCTAGCAGATGCGTGGTCGCACGCATCCAGCCAGGCGGAGAAGCCTGCTGATAGATGGTGCCTACGGCTGTAGATACCCTGTCCCGGAGAATCTCCTGACCCTTGAAAGTGAAACATATGCGACGCCACTCGACAGGCTTAGACGACTGAGTCTCGATGGCAATCATTTCTCTGAGGCCACGCATGAACACTAAGTCGCCCGTGCGCGATGAGTCGTCGACTCCACCTGCAGGGACACCAGGGGTGTTCGTGTTATCCCGGGCTGTTGCTATCCAACCATAGGCTTGGATCACGCCATCTGTCGGTGAAATGACGGTGGGGCCTAAACCGGTCGCAGGGTTGACGTTGGTTACGGGGTCAGGTTTGTTGGCGTTAAGCATGTGATCCGCTTTTTTAGTAGTGGTGATGTTCAAAATACGGCGCCGGCTAATGCGGGGGCGTGAAATTCGTGTAAATCGACGCCTACGCACCGGACGTCTCCCTGCGGTCGCGCGCCTTCGGCGTGGTGCGTGGCGTCGGCCATAACGGGTTGTGCGGCGACGAGGCATATTTGTGATTGGTCGAGAAATAACTCGTCTCGAATATAAACCGGGAGGTTGGGGTGGGCAGTCACACTCGCCTGCTGCCTGGGATGCAACGTGGTCTCCAAAAGTCGCGCAGTTGACATTATAAGGGGGCATGATGAGTAAGCGGGGGGAGAGAGGGGTATTTATAGGGCCAGCTGTTCGCTGTCCGATGGTACAATGTTAGTTTTCCATCGGACAGCTTTGCGAACATGTCATCTTTATACCCTTGCTCATACTGTGGCCTGAAGACATGCCGAGACCGTTTGTTCTGCGCGAGACTCGATACGCGCTACTCACCTACTCTCAAATCCCCCCTAGCCAGGTCGATGCGTTCCCCGACAACTTCGCCACCCTTGCCTGGAATGTTCCCTGCGAGTACACCCTCGCAAGAGAGGATCACGTGGATGGAGGACAACACTTCCATGCCTTTTTGGACTTCGGAAGAAAACGCAGCTTTCGAGGTGCTGGAAGATTCGACGTCGACGGACTCCACCCAAACATCCAGAGAGTGGGAAATAATCCCCGCAGAGTCTGGGAATACACCGCCAAGGATGGAGAGATCGTCGGAGGATCCTGTGAGGCTCCCCCTGAGGCCAGTTCAGCCGAACGGGCAAACGATAAATCCGAGGGATGTTGGACCC